AATCTCGTAGCTGTAACAAGCGTTTGTGTATGCTGTTACTGCCATAAGGGTAGCCTTGTAAACACCATAATCGGCAACGAGTGTCATCAGCACATCACCGACAACCTCGTAGTTCTCAACAAGCAACAACGCTGTGTCGATTGTGTCATTGATAATACCCTCGTTACTCTGTCCGATCTTGTTGAACATCGAATCGAACGCATCTTCAAGATTGGATATTTTACCATTGATGAGCTGGCTTTGCTCTTCCATAAGGTTGAAGAACTTTCCGCCCTCATTTGTAAGGTTATTGATAACAGCTTGCACCTCTGGAAACCCAACTTTGCCCTCTTCAACAAGCCCCTTGACCTTACTTTCGGCTACTCCGAAATGCTCAGCCAATTCCTTAATCATCGGAATACCACGACCGGTAAACTGGTTAAGGTCTTGTGTGTATAGACGACCTTGTGCCATAGTGGTTCCGTACAGATAAATCAAGTCGCCCAAAGGTATCTTCAATCCCGAAGCGATGTTTCCCAGTTGAATCAGAGTGTCGTTCACTTTGTCTGCTTCAAGACCGTAGGCGATGAGCTGTTTTGCACCTCCTGCGACCTCCTGCAGACCGAATGGCGTAGTGGCTGCGGTCTGCACCATTTGAGCCATCAATGCTTCTGCCTTTGATTTGGATTGAAGCATCACCTCCATAGTCTTTTGCAAGGACTGGAACTCTCCTCGTATGGTGGCCACGTTCTTGCCTAATTCTTGCAGAGACCAAGCAGCACCGATAGATGCAACAGAACGACTAATGCCACTGAAAGCATTATCCATTCGGGAGCATTCCGATTCTACTTGGTCTCCTAAATCCCTAAAAGCCTGCTGAGACTTTTTTATATCACGGTTCAGTTGGGAATTGTCAAGCTCGATACTGAACCCTATTTTTCCATTGTCGCTGTTCATCTTACGAATTCCTCTTCTTCATCGTTATTGTTCTTGAAATTATCTGGGTTATTCGCATCGATAGAATCATCCCACTCATCCTTTTCATCATTATAAGAAGGTGTAGCAGCGGTATACATTAGAATGTTCTCGTAGCTCATTTCATACAAGATGTTATCAGTAGTGGTATTAAGGTTCTTTGCCCAGCTAATGACTAATCCCCAGATGCTGTCGCTACCACTTCCCTTGTCCTTTTTAGAAGATTGGTTTCTGATAGGAAAGTGGTAAGCTCGAAAAAATCGCCAATCTGCATCATTCCGAGACGTTTTGAGACGATTTTTACCAGTGTCTCGTTCGTCACCTCATTAAGTATGCGTTCTGCCAAATAATCGACCTCTAACGCCTTTTCCGTTGTCGTAGCCCTCTCGACAACAAAGCGGAATTTACTCCACGACCAGCGTTTTGTCTCGGTTGTATGTTCGATTGTTATGTATCTATGCTCTTTGATACGTTTAGCCCCAAGTATCAGAGTGGCTGCAATCTTTCCTATAACAGATAAGTCCTTTGCAGTAGAAAGGACTTCGAGTAGGATATTGTCGGCTTCTCTATTCATTGCCGGCAGTGTTGATACCAATTCGGAAATGAGAATGAGCGTAGCAGGTGTAGGTGGTGTTATCGGGTATTCATTGCCGTCAATCACGATTACATCTGACGCTCGTTGCAGAATGGTATCGGTTACAATTTTTTCGAGATTGTCCATAGTTATATAAATTGATGTAGGAGGGCAACGAGGGTCGAACTCGTACCTTTTTCGTGAGTTCACGAAAATGCTCTACCATTAAGCTATACCCCTTTGAAACAATGAGCTTTAAGCAACATTAGTTGCCAGTCTGTGTTGCAGCAGCCTTGGTAAAACGTGAATACCAGTAACCTGCATCGCCTTTGAGAATTTCAAATTCGATATCTGCATAGTTACCGTCCTCTTCGCTCCAGCCGGGCTTATAGGTAATTGAACACTTCGGAGCTTTGATACCTTTCGCACCCACGTTTTTAGGAGTAATCTTCAAAGACCAATCGCCCTCTACAACGTGAGTGGTAATCTGGGTTTCACCATCAGCACCAGCCTTGCTGATACCAAGTGTAGTTTCCAACTCTTCAGTAGGCTCAATTACGCGGGTAATAGCCTTGTAGCCACCCTCCAAAACCTCTTTCGCAACAGTCTCGCCACCGGTGGCTTTCATTTCGAGAGCGTCACCGTCTGACGGCTCCAACGAGCTTGATTTGTCCTTGATAGTACCAATGCTGGTCAATTCGGTAGCCATAGCGTCATTGTCGCCAGTCTTGCCGATCTCAAAGGTACATTTGGACCAAGCCATAATCTTTTTCTTTGTAGCCATAGTCTTGCTGTATTAAAAAGTTTTACGTCTATAATGCAATCGCATATTGATAAAATGCTGTTCTATCCCCTCGACTGGGAAGCTGTGAGGTGTGCCGTCCTTTTCAAACAGATACTCCTCATTCTCCAAATCAGCCACAAGGGTATTGAGTAACTCCTCCAGTTCATCGACACGAGTAATATTCTCGACAAGCTCACCGTCATTCGATACAGCGATGTTGGAAACGTAAACGTGAACGAGAATAACGCCCGACTGCTCTTGACCGTCAATTCCAGTTAGGAACTTTACGACCACGTCCTCAGTCATTGCGTTTTTCGGTCTCATTCCAGCACGATAGAACTTGCCACCGATAACGTTCTTTAATTCGCTGTCCTTGATGATGCGGAACACGTCCTTTTCGATTTGCTTTGCTGTCTTTTCCATTACTTCGTTCTGAAACCTAATCGGGTTAATAGGCTCTTGACAAGTGGTCCAGCTTTCAATTCAGCCGATGAAAGGACATTGTAACCTTTCGCTTCCACATATTCGGCATAGTTCATACCTGCGGTAACGATTAGTACAATGCCTTTCTTTCGAGCTTTCTTGACGCATTTCGACAAATAATCGTCTCCCTCGGAGATACCTTTGTCGCCTTGCTTAACCTTGTCTATGCAGTCTCTTTGAACCACTTTGCCGTTCCAAACGACTGCGTAACCAATAGAACTTCTAAGGTTACCCGTCTGGTCGGTGTAGTTGCCACTGTCTCGGGCTTCGATGATACACTGTTCGCCAACATAGCAAAGAGTGTTCACGATAACCTTTGTTTTGGCTTCGACACTTGCGTTAATCTTATCTCCAATCATTTGGAGGGGTGTAGTCATTCTGCCGGGCATCACACAACGATTTTCACACGATCCATAGTTGTTGGAGTAGGTACGCCTTGCACTGCAAACTCCCCCAAGTCAATTCCTTTACGCTGCAACCTTACTCGTTTGATGTCGAGAGGAAAGTTTGCAGTCTCAACCAGTATCTCGTAAGATGCCTGGTTGAACTTTCCGTCCTCATATCTACCTTTCGAGTTGTTGGTAACTGCCTTGATTGAGCAAGGTATGGCTTCACTCAAAGTCGGTGTCCCTACTGCAATAGGTTCTCCGTCCTCGTTGAAACCACCCTCTGCGAGTGAACAATACTGTAAAGTGCCGTTGGTTCTCATACTACCACAAATTAGAGCCGTTATCAATAACAGTTAAATTATCAACATACTCGGACGCATCCAGTCCAGCTCTGCCACACCAGAAAACGATGCTTTTCTTCACACTCTCTACATCGACCGAAGCGGAAATACCATTCTCTGAACGGCTTGTTTCCACCCACCCTTTGACAATAAGAATGGCAGCACTGACTATATCGGGATTGTTTGCCGACGGTTCGCTTTCTGCTTCCAGTCCTGCATTTTGCAGAACCAAGCGTGCTACATCTTCGTCCACATAGCAAGTATTACAGATTAGCTTGCACTGGGCTTTTAATGCTTCCAAGTTAGTCTTTGCCATTAGTAATCGGTTTTAAGAGTGTAGATACCTTCCATTTCCGTAATTACCGGCAAAGCGAGAGATTCAGCCTTTGTGAACTCGCCTTGATTAGCACCCTTTGTCTCTCCAACGTGCCACTGAGACACACGAATACGACCGTAGTTGCTGTAAGCTACATCACTTTCGGGCTTCAACTCGTTGTTCGCATAAGCGTTCTTGACCGTACCCAACTTGCCGTCTGGTACGAATACGATGTTATTCGCATTCCAAGGCGTGTAAGGAGTAAGAGTGTTGCCATTCTGAATCTTACACTGACGCTTAATCTTCTCGAACGTAGGATAGCCGTTGCTCTCCATATAGTCGTTGATGTCCTTCAGCTGAACAATCTTTGAGGACTTGTCAGTACCCCAAATCATCTGCTTCATCTTCTTGCTACGACACATATAGGAGATACGAGACGGAGCGCAAAGGATTTTGCCAAGAACGGTCTTGTCCTCCGCAAGGTCAAGAATAGCTTGAATGTCCTCCATACAATCGACAGTCTCCAAGTTTGCATCGGTCCATTTGGTTGTGGACTGTGCAATGTTGGTCGCTGGCATATTGAAGTTGATTTCACCACGAACTCCACCCTCTGGGTTGTTCTTGTTGTCAAAGGTGAATACACCGCAATTCGAGAGAGCACCCAAGAAGATGATGTCGATTTTGGCTTCAACACCATTTACTACTCGGGTAACACCGCCCCACATCAAATCGATGAGCTGCTTTTTCTTCTGCTCGTCCGAAATGGACTTGCTGTCGAGCAACTGCAAGATTTTACGGTAATCCTGCACCGTCATAGGCAAGGTTACAGCGTGGTTCAGTACTCGCTCCTTAACGGTTTCGAGACCGTAAGAACCCAAAATAGGCTCTTTGGCGTTCTCGCCGATTGTGGCAGCAGCAACGGTGAGGTTGTATTTGCCGACAATCTCCTCGAAGTCGAGACCGATAGTAGGAGTGTCCCAGTCAAGATACTTGCGGTAAATCACATTGTCGAAGATGCGCTTGTTAAGTTCGGAAGCTGCATCAATTCGAGCCTGAACGTGTTTTGTCAGTTCTCCGAACAATGAACTGAGTAATACTGGATTAGGCATAATCTTTCAGTGATTTACTGGTTAATAATGAGAATGTTCGGATTTGCTTTCAAGCAGAATCCATTTTCAACGAGCCAAGAAGCAGGGAAAGGAGTACATACCGACTTCAACAGAATTGCGTCATATCCTGCATCGATAGTAGGAAGACCATTCTTTTTGATTTCAAGGTCTGCACCCAATACAGCGTTGGCTACATACTTCGGTGCTTTCGATGTTGCGTCCGCCTCCTGCAAGAAGTCTCCCTCTGCAAGACCGGTAATAGCGGTTGCTACCTCGATAACATCGTAATCGGGATTGCTACGATCCACACTCTTTACAGTGGTTGTGCTGTCGCCACCAACTTTCATCACGGTATCACCGGGACAAATGTTGTTACGCTTGCTTACACGAGCTGCGGAAGTGGTTCCGCCAGCAAGCACCTTACCCACTTTCAAGATGGCAGCCTGCATAGCATCCACGTCCACAGCAACGAAAGCTCCACGATGAATAACTTCCCCAACTGGGAAAGTCTGCTTCATTGCAAAGCCACCCGGAAGCATCTTGACCTCTTTGCGCCAGAATGCGTCCATATTGCCGGGATAGGTTGTCTTTTCAAACTTAATCGCCATAATGCAATAGGTTTAATTGTTAATTATTAGGCAGCGAGTTCGCCCACGATTTGGCGTCGTCCTTAGCTGCTTGTTCAGACGATGAAATGATGTCGGCTTTATCGGCTGGCATCAAGTTGTTGGTAACAAGTTCCTGTTTATACTCCGTCAATTCCTTTTCGATATCCGCATCATCAGCAAGTGATATATGCTTCATAAGGGAATCGGGGATACCCAGTTCCTTTGCCTTTGCAGCAATGGCAGCACCACGTTCAGCCTTACTCTTTTCGAGCTTCATAGCAGCGTTCTCGTCTTTCAACTCCTTTAACTGCTTTTCCTGCTCTGCTTTGTAAGTCTTGAACCATTCTGGTTCTTCCTCGCTGTTTCCGCCTTTTGGAGCTTCTGCAGGTTTCTCCACCGGCTTTTTGTTTTGCGCCTTGCGTGTTACCTCCGCTTGCATCAGCTTTGCGTATGGCACCAACGAATCCGCCTTTTTTTCGATGTCCTCATCAGAGGTTTCATCTGTTAAACCCTCGCTACCTGACGTTGCCAAGTCCTCGATGGCTTTCTCCGACAATCCAAAATCTTTGCATTTGGCTTGTAATACTGTTAAAAGTTTCTTGTTCATATCTCAATTTTTAGAATAGAAAATGATTCTCATTGCGCAAATGTACTGATATTTTCGCAAATGCGCCTAACAAGCACAAAGAAAAACGCAAAAATTATGCGAAAAAAACTTGTTTT